CTGAAGGCATCCTTTGACATGGCGAAGGGCGCGGGCACCTATGCGGACGATGTGGCAACGCTGTCCGTGCAGACGGGGGTCAGCACCCAGCGGCTGCAAGAATGGAGCTACGCCAGCAATTTCATCGATACGTCCGTCGAGCGTGTCAGCGACAGCATGAAAGACCTGTCCAAGCACATGGCGGAAGGCTTCGCTGACAGCAGTGGCGCAGCATACCAGAATTTCGTTCAGCTGGGTGTGTCCATCAAGGACTTCGACGGCAACATGCGCGGAACGGAAGACGTATTCTGGGACGCTATCGACGCGCTGCACAACATGGAGACGGGCGCTGAGCGCGATGCGCTGGCAATGCAGCTGTTTGGCGATAGCGCACGCGAACTGAACCCGCTGATTGAGGCGGGCAGCGCGGCATGGCGGGAAATGGGCAAAGAAGCGCAAGCCATGGGCACAGTTTTCAGTGATGAGAACATTGCCCAAATGGGCGCGTTTGACGACAGTATGCAGCGCTTCAGCGCTACGGGGACGGCGCTGAAAAACAGCATCGGGCTTGTGATGATCCCGGCGTTTCAGCCGCTGATTGAAACCGCCACCAGCGCCATGGGGCAAGTGGCGGTCGCTTTGCAGGACGGGCTGGAGCCGGACGAACTGCCGGGCATTCTGAACGGGCTGCTGAACATGGTGAGCGGCGCGCTGGACGATGTGGCGGGGCTAATTGAGGAAGCGCTGCCCATTGTGTCGGCGGCGGTGACGCAGGTGGTGGGCGCGCTGGCAGAGCGGCTGCCGGGGCTGCTGACGAAACTGCTGCCCGCTGCCATGCAGCTGCTGAACAGCGTGGTGAGCGCCATCACCGCCAACATCGGGCCAATTACGGCACTGGCATCGACGCTGGTGCAGAGCCTTGCCAGCCTACTGAGTGAGAACGCGGACGCATTGGCAGACAGCGCGCTGACGCTGATGGGCGGGCTGCTGGACGGTATTCTGGGCGTGCTGCCGGAGCTGCTGAGCGCGGGCATCACCATCGTGGTGAAGCTGGCGGCGGGGCTGATTAAGGGCATCCCGAAGCTGGTGGCGAAACTGCCGGAAATCGTGCAGGCCATTTGGGGCGGGCTGACATCCACCGACTGGGGGCAGGTTGGCAGCGACATCCTGCAAGGCGTGCTGGACGGGCTGGCTGGCATCGGCGATTTCATCCTTGACCTGCTGGGCATTCCGGCAGACAGCGGACTGACGAGCGCATGGGCGAGCTTTTCCGGGGGCATCAAGGATGCCATCACGGGCATTCTGGGCGGCATTGGCGGATTCCTGGGCAGCCTGCTCAACCCGCCTGGTGAAGGCGAACAAACCAGCATCAGCGGGCTATGGAGCAGCTTCGCGGGCACGGTTGGCACTACGATTCAAGGCGTGCTGTCCAGCGTGACGGCATTTTTCAGCACGCTGTTCAACCCGCCAGCAGACGGCGAGCAAACGCAGCAGGCGCAGGAATGGGGTAGCTTCGCGGAAACGGTGGTGGATACCATCGGCACGGCGCTGCAAGGCAGCGCGGAGCTTGTCAGCGGCATCTTTACTGGTGGCAAGGCAGCCATCGAAGCATTCCCGTGGGAGGACACCGGCACGAAGCTTGGCACGCTGGCAGGTAAGATTGCCGGGTTTGCGCTGGACGGTCTCAGCGGCGTGTTTGACGCTGGCAGCGCTGCCATCACGACATTCCCGTGGACGGATGTCGGCGAAAAGCTGGGCGAAGTTGCGGGCAAGTTGGCGCTGCTTGAGCTGAATGCCATTGGCGGCGTGTTCGACACGGGCAGTGCTGCCATCAAGGCATTCCCGTGGGAAGATACCGGCACGAAGCTGGGCACGCTGGCAGGGCAAGCGACGGCGATTCCGCTGGATGCGCTCAGCGGCGTATTTACGGCGGCGGATTCCGCTATTACCAGCATCGACTGGGCAAAGCTGGGCGAGAGCGTCGGCATTCTGGTAGATGGGGTCACGGGTATCCAGCAGGACGCGCTCAGCGGCATATTTATCGCCACCGAAACAGCTATCAAGAGCATTAACTGGGCGGAACTGGGCGACACAGTGGCGGACGGATTGAGCCGCGCGTGGGGCATTGTATCGGGCATTGGCGACGTGGCGCTGGGGCTGGGCGAATCGTTTGTGGGCGCTGGACAGCAGGGCGTTAAAGCGCTGAAAGGCTGGATCGCCAGCTGGAACACCGGCGACGCAGAAAGCGCGGCGGAGGCCGCAGGCAAGCAGATCGTCACGGACTTCAACGCGGGCGTGACCGGCACAAAGGCCGACCTTGTTAAGACAGCGGACGAAGCAGCGCAAGCGTTCCTGGACGCAATCAAGACCAAGCTGAGTTTTCAGGCGTTTCAGGGCATTGGACTGGACGCGATGGGCGGCATCGTGCATGGGTTCACCATGCTGGAGGCAGAAGCCGCCACGCTGAGCGGCAACGCAGCGCAGGGGTTATGCGATGCCGTCACGGTAATTCTGTCCGTGGATGCGGGAACAAGCACGGGCGGCGATTGGGCGGCAGCCATTGGCGCAGGGGTAAGCGCGAAGCAGGGGCAGCTTGTCAGCGGTGCGCAGGTATTCGCACGGGCGGGCGCAAAGGCTGCGGAAAGCGTACTGAGCGCGGGCGCAGGCAGAACGACCGGCACGGAGTATGCCAGCAGCGTAGCGCAGGGCATCCAGAGCGGACGCGGCAGCGCCAGCAACGCCGCCAGCACGCTGGCGAGGGCGGTTGCGGCTGTCATCAATGGCATGAGCGGCATCTTTGAGAACGTGGGACGGAACATTGCCGAAGGCGTGGCGCGAGGCATCGAGCGCGGCAGCAGCCGCATTCGGGCGGCAGCGAAATCGGCGGCACAGACCGCCTATCGCACAGCGTGTGACACGCTGGATATTCGCAGCCCCAGCCGCGTGATGGCGCAGGTGGGACAATTCTATTCGGAAGGCTTCGCGGGCGGCATTACGGACGGCATGGAGCGCGTGAGCCGGGCGGTGCAGCAGCTGAGCGCGGCAGCCATTGGCGAGAGCGCGCAGGGCGTACCGGCGCAGCCGGTGAGCGTCACCGGGCCGGTGATAGACTACGACGCGCTGGCAGATGCGACGGTGCTGGCGATGCAGCGCGCAGGCGTTGGCGAAGCGGCGCTCTATGTCAACGGGCGCAAGATGAGCGACGAACTTGAGCCGGACGTGAGCCGGGCGACCTACAACCGGGCGGGGCGCAGCGCAAAAGGGCGCACCAGCCGGATGGTGCTGGCGTAAGGAGGGCGCGGCATGAAGCTGAACGAAAGCGGATTTACCTTTAACGGGCGGCACTGCCGCCGGGATATGGGCTGCTGGTGGATTGAGAAGGACGGGCACCCGATCAGCCCGGAAGTCCAGCGGAACGAGTACGAAATCGCGGGCGTATCGGGCAGCATCCTGATGGACGGCGCGACGCGGAAGGGGCTGACCTTTTCCGGGACGCTGGTGATGGCGCAGGAGCCAGAGACGCAGACGGAAGCGCAGGAGAAGCTGCGGGCGCTGATGGCGTGGCTGGACTGCGGACGGCAGCGGCTCATCATGGACTATGAGCCAGGGCGCTACTATTTGGCGCAGGTGGACAAAAGCACGACGTGGAGCCTGAAAAACTGGTTTGGGGGCGAGCTAAGCGTGACCTTCACCGCGCAGCCCTTCGCCTATGCGGTGGCGGCGCAGACCGGCACGACCATCACAGACGGGACGACGGGCGACGTGACAGTGCAGGTGGACACGTTTCACCCTGCGCCGCTGGTGCTGACCATCCAAAACACAGGCAGCGCACCGATTACCGGCATCAGCGTCATGGGCGGAAAGGTGAAGCTGGACGGGATGAATCTGGCGGCGGGAAAGCAGCTGACCATTAGCATGGAAGCGCCCATCGACGCGCAGGACGGCGCGGGGGCAAGTTATCTGCCGTATGCGGAGAGCTTCACGCCGATTCTGCTGAACGCTGGCTTGCAGCGTATCCCAATCGCACTGACCTACGGCAGCGGCAGCGCAGGGGCGAAAATCACCGCCAGCGTGCGCGGAAGGTGGTAAGCTATGGACGAAGTGACTGTCTACGACCAAGGCGGGAAGCTGCTGGCGGTGCTGGACAACGCGGATGCGGTGAGCTATGAGCTGAAGCACAACGATTTGTGGACGGGCAGCTTTTCCCTGCCGACGGGCGACCCGAAAAACGTCTACTGTCAGGCGCACAATCTGGTCAGGCTGCCGGACGGAAGCCGGGACACGGGCATCTATCGCATCATCGGAATGCCCAGCGCGGAGGAAACGGCAGCGGGCGGAATGCGGGAATACAGCGTGGAACACGTGATGGCGACGCTGCTGGACGACGTGCTTTTTGGCTACCACGAAATCGGCGGCGAGGGCATCACGACCCGGCAGGTGATGCAATACATCCTTGACCGGCAGACGACGAAGCGCTGGGTGCTGGGCGAAGTGGCGTTCAGCGACGAATATCAATACAAATTCGAGAATGTGTCGCTGCTCAGCGCGCTGCTGAGCCTGGGCGAGGTGCTGACAGAGGAATACACATGGGATTTTGACACCAGCGCCACGCCGTGGGTGGTAAGCCTGCGGAAGGCGGACACAAGCGACGGCTGCGGCATCCACTACGCCCGGAATCTGGTGGGCATTGAAAAGACCATGGATGCCAGCACACTGGTGACGCGGCTGTATCCGCTGGGGTACGGCGAGGGCGTGAACCAGCTGAACATTCGCAGCGTCAACGGGGGTGTGCCCTATCTGGACGCGGACACGGCAAGCACATGGGGCATCAAATGCAGCGTATACGCGGACACGCGCATCGAGGACGCGGCGGTACTGAAAGCGCGGGCGGCGGCCGTGCTGGAAGGGTACAAGAACCCCTACATAACCTACACCGCGAAAGCGATCGACCTGCACCGCATGACGGGGCAGAGCTGGGACAACTACATGCCGGGGAAGCGCGTGCGGGTGATGGACGGCGAGCACGGCATCATGGCATACAACCGCACCCTCCAGCGCCCCGGCAAGGCAAACCAGATCCGCCCCCTGGAGGAATGGATCGTGGC